ACACCATCTCCGGCGCTGGGCCATACACCCACGTCATCAAGTTGTACAACAACGCGACTAACGGTTCACAGCCCCGCTCATTCTCCATCATGGACTTTGACGGTGCGAACTACTTCACCATGACCGGCGCTCAGGCCGACAGCCTTGGCATCACCTTTGGAGCCGAAGCCGCAGCCGAAGCGACTGTCAAGTTCTTCGCTAACCCTTACACCTCAGCCACTACTGCCCCAAGCCCATTCACAAGCTTGAGCCTTTCGACTGAGCACATGATTCCTGCTTGGGACACCACCATTTCAGTTGGCGGAACCACCTACAACTACATCTCAACTGGTGAGTTGACCTTGGCTCGCAAGACTGCCCCAATCTTCACGATGGGTACTCAGGCTCCTCACGTCAACTTCGCTGGACCGCTCGAAGTGACCGGAAAGTTCACCGCAGTAGTCGACAGCAACGCCGACACCTGGTCAACTGGATCTAGCGCCTACGCTTTGACCCGCTCACCTCAGGCTGTTGTAATCACGATGACCGACCCTAACGACACCGGACACTCATTCGCAGTCACCATGACCAGCGTTCAGTTCCACGACGTTAAGCGCACCCGCGGTAAGGAATACACCGAGGTTGAAGTATCATTTACGGCAAACGCCAACGCTACGGACGCTTCGACTGGCTACAGCCCAATCGCAACGACCACTATCAACGGCGTTTCAACCGCGTATCAAACAGGCTACTAAGCCACCTAGAAAGGGGACACAATGCCACTCATCGAACTACCAAACGGACAGAGCGCAGTCATCAAAAACCGAGAGGAAATCACCGAGCGTCAATCTCGCGTGGTCTCCAAAGCGTATCTTCGAGCTGCGACCTCAGCCGTCAAACTCGCTGAACTTGGCTTCGATGACAAGAACCCTGGCACATGGGGGGTCATCGGCAATCTATCGGAAGAGGACCAAGAGGGTCTCACGGCGTATCAGGCTGCGTTAATCGTTGCCATGGTTTCATCGTGGACCCTCGGGGACCTCCCGACTGACGACTCGGTTCTAGATCTACCCAAAGCCACCTTTGACCAACTATCAGAGGCTTGCGCTGATGAGTACAACCGCACTCAAGAGTTCGGACCCGATGGAGTCAAAGACCCAAAAGCGCCTATCGCCGACTGAATCGGTTAGCGGAGGCACTTAGAGGCAAAGAAGTCGAACCCGACCCCGAACTGTTTGCGCTATGGCGTGAGTATCAGTTCAGGACAAAGTTCGGCGTCACCCATGAGCAGTATCTCGACGAGCCGGTCTACATCGTTGAGTGGATGACTGCCCTGGACAACTTAAACTCGGAGCTCTCAAATGGCTAGTTCAGTCGGCGTGAAAATTGAAGTAGATGACAAACTCTTCATCGCCAAAATTGCTGACATTAAAGCCGCATCCCTAGAAGCCGCTCGACTATTCGTGACCCAAGGCGGTCTGATGCTCGAAGCGAACGTCAAGGCCGAGGGGTTTAACCCACGTCCTGCTGGCTCCCAGCGCGTATCTAAGTCAGGACGAACCTACTACGTCGGACCAGCGACCCCTCCAAGGCCGACCCAGCGCACCGGCAACCTCCGCAACTCATTCGTTTATCGCAATACCCAAAGAACGGCCACCGGCTACAAGTCGGAAACCGGAACCTACATTAAGTACGCGCCTTATGTCGATTACGGCACATCGCGTTCTCGTAAGTTCCCATTCGCCGAAGATGGCGTGGCCCGCATTCTGCCCCGCCTGAATAACCTCGCACAAGAACTCTTTAGAAAGGCACAAGACGCCTAATGGATCTAAGCAAAGTAATCGTCACCCTCTTTGCCGAAACCAAAGAGTACATGGAGAAGATGGACAAAGCCGAGGGCAAGATGCTCGGATTCGGCAAGTCCGCCGACGTTGCTTCGTCTAAGACCCAGGCATTCGCCAACAAAGCCTCAACAGCCATGATTGGCTTCGGCATCGCTGCGATTGGCTATGGCGTAGATGCCGCGATGAAGCTCAACGAGTCTCTGGACGCGGTCAAGAACCAGTCCAACCTGACTGACGTACAAATTGAAAAACTACGCGGTCACATCATTGACACCTCGAACCAAACAGGTATCAGCGCAGACCAACTCGCTAAGGCTGCGCTCATCACCAGCCAAGCGGGAATCACCGGCGCTCAGTCCTACAAGTTGCTCAACGACGCGGCTAAGGCTGCGGTCATTACTAACTCAGACGTAGTCTCCACAACTCAGGCCATTGTCTCTGTTCAGGCTTTGCAAATCGCAAAGGGAATGGACATCACCACCCTTACCGGCAAACTGGTTGCCGGATCTAAGTCGTTTGTTGGTGGCCTCCAAGCCGAAGAGCAAATGCTCAAAGGTCGAGTCGGAGTAGCCCTCGCCAACTACGGCCTCAAGCTCAGCCAAATCATTCCCCTTGGTGCTGAGTTTGCCAAGGTCGGACTTCCCTCGCGTTCCGTTGCATCATTCACTAACGCCCTAGGCAAGGTCGAACAGCCCACCAAGGCTTATGCTGCCGGACTTGCCAAGGTCGGACTCAACGCGGCTCAACTTGGCAAAGACGTGCGCTCAGGCAACGTCGTTCAGTTGCTCAAGGACATCAACGAGCAAGCCATCAAGGGTGGCGGACCACTCAGCCAATACACCAACGCCGTCTTCGGATCTGGTGGTGGTGGTGCGGCCTCGGTCCTTATCAAGAACCTCAAGGACGTAGTCAAGGTCCAACAGCAGGTCGCTGGCGGTGGCGCTACCTCGCTGGCAGGCTCGTTCGCAGATGCCGCTAAGCAACTCAGCCCACAACTCAAAATCTTCGAGGCGAACCTCACCAACGCTCTCATCTCTGTTGGTCAGGTAGTCCTCCCCGCGCTTTCTAAGTTGCTCTCGGGGCTCAACGGTTTCTTCAAGGACAAGGGCGCAGTCGAGGCTGTCGGAATTACCCTTGGCGCGGCTTTCGCTGCATCAGTCGGCCTCAAGATTGCCAACCTCGTCAAGGGCATTGCTGGGCTGTTCGGCAAGACTGCTCAGGTAGTTGCTACCGACGCCAACACAGTAGCCCTCCAAGAGAACACCGCAGTTTTGCTCGGTAAGGGAGGTGGAGGCGGAGGTCTTGCTGCTGACGTATTCAAGTACGGCAAGTTTGCTCCTGCTATGGCCGCGGGCTTTGCTCTTGCAGCTCTTGGCGGACTCGCATTCGGAGCCTACGGAGACGCCGCTCTAAAAAAGCGTGGACTCCAAGAGGTCGGTCGAGGAATCTCCAAACGTGGTGGCGGTTATGTAGCTCCATTCAGCCAAGCCCAAAACAGCATTGCCCAGCGCAACAGCGTTCGAGTTAGGGTCACTAACTAATGGCGGGCGAGGCATCTTTCAACGGCGAGCCGGTCAGCGACATTGACATTGAAATCGACATTCAGGCTCTTGCCGGTGCGCTCCTGCAAAACCAAAAGTTCATCGACGCAGTAGCCAAGGCTGTCCGCAACCAAATGCTCAAAGACGTGCGCACCATGAAGACCTTGTTCGCTCAATGGGGAGGAACTAACAAGTGACCGCTCTAGCCTCGCTTCCTACGCTCAGCGTTCAAATCGCCTTTAACCCGACCAACCTGCAGACCCTTACGCAGACCTGGACAGACGTGACCCAATGGGTGCGCGACTTCTCCACGAGCTCAGGCCGTCAGCACTTCCTCGACCGCATCGAGTCCAGCACTATCCGCATGACCCTGGACAACCGCACCGGCTACTTCCTCAACGGAACGACCAACGGCACAGGCGCGGTGATCCGAACTCGCTTGCCTATCAAGGTCACGGCCACAGTCGGAGCAACGACCTACCCCATCTTTTGGGGACTGACCGAAGCCGCCGAAGAGCGCACCGCCGACCAGTTGAACCAAGACATCATCCTCACGGCAACGGACAACACCAAGTACCTGTCGTTGCTGTACATGAACCGCCCGAACTTCTACGGCAACTACTGCACCACGGCCTACGACCAAAACTATTACCCCCTGGGCGATGCTGGCGCGACTGACCTGCTTTCAAGCAACACCGGCTCAATCGTTGGACAGACCAACAACGTCGCTGGAGCCTTGCTCTACTCGACAGACACGGCCCTTGACTTAACCAATGGCGGTAGTCAAACCAACGTTGCTTACTTCAACCCCTTTGGCGCGAGCCAAACCAACTTTGCCGGAAACTCCATTGACTTTTGGATTGTCGGCCAGAACGCTATTAACCAGCAAATTAGCTTATTCAACTGGAACTCCGTTGGTTATTCTTTCGAAACCTCAACATCAGGCGAAGTTCAACTACGAGTTCTGGCCACAAACGGAGCCGTTGCCAAAACTGGCGTGGTCTTGACTGACGGCAATTGGCATCACATTGGAGTCTCGGTCTACACCTCGGGCGGGACCACTTACCTGTCTGTTTATGCTGACGGAAAATTTACTCAATTAGTTTCTGTTTCGGGAACACTTCCCCTTACCGGATTCGGAATTGGAAACAATGGTGCAGGTGGCTACCTCTACGCCTACATCGACCAAGTAGTTGTCGGCAAGCCCACGCAGACCGCCAACAACCCAAACATTCTTCAACGGTGGGTCGCTGGTTCTCTACTCAAAAACACCGTTGCCTCGGGAGACCGCATTGCCGAAGTTATGGTCTTGTCGGGATTCGGATCTATTACCTCGGGCGCAATCGCTCCGGTGAACTTCACCGTCAATGACGTGGCTTGGACCGCTAACTCTGGCACGTTCTGGGTACAGGGCCTACAGTCACCAGCCACCGGCTCAACTGCCCTAGACCTGATTCAACAAGTCACCGACACCGACGTTGGCGCGTTCTTCCAAAAGCCTGACGGCACATTTGAGTTCGACACGCAGGGCTACCTCTACACGGCCTCGAACAACGCCACCCCCTCGGGCGCGGACGTTTGGACCGACACCGGCACACCTGGCGTTTTCACGACCACGCTCTACGAGCCCTCGACGTTCCAAGTGCTTCGCGATGACGCAGACGTTTGGACCACGGTGAAAATCACGGCTCAAAACGGTACGGTTCAGACTTACGAAAACACGACCAACGAACCGTTCTACGGCTACTCGACTCTGACCAAGAGCAACGTCGTTTCTGTGACCAACGAGCAAGCCAAGCAAGAGGCCATCTACCTCGGCAACTTGTACCAGTCACCTCTGCCTCGAATTGGCAACGTCGAGCTGCGAAGCGAAACAAACAACGGCGCAAACCTCGTTGAGATGTACAAGGTCTACCTA